GCCTACCTCCTGACGCTCCGTTGTTCCAATTTTTAAAATTTAATGTAATTGTTTTCATAATTCTATTTCGCCTATAATTAGTGAGAGGGACTTTACTCTTTTGTCACAATTATAACCTATTTTTGTGACAGATGTGTCTTTTAAATTGATTAATAAACAATACATATTATATGCAATTACATTCTTTAAGGGGTGTTTCGCCTGTATTATATTTATTTGCATATAGTTAGTTTGTAGTTGTTGGGATGTAGTAAAAAAAATATAAACGCTTAATTAATATTAGGTTATTTCTCCCAACAGCCACTCACTATTACTTCCTTACTCCTGTTGGTGATAAAGCTCCTGTCCTAGTCTTTGAAGTCAGTACATCTAACTCAAAGTGCAAATGATGTATAGCCTTTCTAATATCATCTATTGGAGTGTCGTGTTTTCTATTTGCTCTTAGTAGGTAAGTGACAGCTGTTCCGACATTATAACTTAGTTCAAAATTAGATATGACATCTTTTGCCATATATCCGTTCTTCCCTTTATAGTATTCAGGGATTGTATCATCTGTTTTTTCCATAGTATTTCTGTAGTTAATTGGTATTGGCATCTTCTATTTCATTTAATAATTGAGTAGGAGTATAGATCGGTAGGTCATCATTGTAATTTTTATATATACAAGTAAAGTTTTCTTTCTTTCCTTTTCTCCAAGTCCAAAGAGTTTTAGTAGCATTTTCAATTTGTTGCTTTAAAACCCACTTAATTGTTTTATAGTTTCTTGTCATTGTTTTGTTTTTTTAATTTAGGTTTAAAATGTTTTGTATAGTTTAATGGCTGTGCAAAACCGAACATCATTTTAAAAGTTCCCATTGTTTTCGGGCAGTACATTTTTACTTTAGTCATTGTATTTATTATATAGTTTTTTAATTCCATCAAAGCAAGTTGATATACAAGAACCACAATTAGTTCCTGTTCCATAATTTGAATTATAGATTGTATTGTAAATCTCAATCATTCGTTTTTTAGCTGCTTGATCCTTTGCCCTTCCTGTTTTTAAGTCTTTCCATAAGTCAAGTATTTCATCTATCATTTCTTGTGGCAAGTCATCAGGAGCTTCCATCTCAGTAGTCTTATCCCAAAATTTTTGTGGACAAGCCATAGGAGCAAGTCTTGCTTTCAACTTTACGAAACATAAACACCGTTTACATTGACCTAACGTCTTTGAATAATAAATACATTCCTTACAGATAGCTATTCTATCATTATAGACTTCATCAGGTACAAAAAATTTATTCATCTGTCAATTCTCTTTTAAGTATTGTTCTTACTTTGTCTATTGTAGTGAATAAGCTGTTACGACTTATTCCTGTTTTCTTTGCTAAAGAGTCTAATGTCTCTCCTGAGTAGTAAAGCTCAAAAACCTTGCGGTCATACCAATATAAATCGTTCAGAACTAAGTCGATACTATCTAGCTTTTCAAACTTTAAATTCTTAACAGCAGGTTCTTCTGCTATATTGTAAAGGTTCTTAGTAGGTATTACTTCCCCAGTTTCTATTACGTCATAAGTTACGTTGCTTGTAAAGCTATCAATATGAGTATAGTATTTCTTGTACTGATAATAAAAAGGACTTCTTGTACTTGTTAAAGCCCGTCTTAGAACTACTGCACCATAGCGAGTAATTCCATCTAAGCCATCTTTGTCATATATTTTTTTTAGTTGTTCGGGGTTCATTTGTAAAAAATAAAGCATACATTCCTGCACCGCGTCATCTACTTGTTCCTTATCTTTAGTAATACCATAACACATAGTCCTAAATTTCTCACTTAGCTTTGATATTTCAATATAAACTTTATTCACTTGGTTCTTCTAAGTTGTCTATCTTATCTACTGTATCAATTACTAATTCATTTAATACTGTCTTGTAAGCTCGTATTACAGCTCTGTTTTTATTTGTTTCAAGTCCTGCAAAAAACCCATTTGTTGCTACTGATGTATTAATAGGAATAATGACTAGCCAATCGTACCAATTATTTTCAGATCTCCCAGAGCCATAGGCATTATGATATTGAATTATTGTTTCTAGCACATCAAGATAATTATTGTATCTACTTTTTGAACTTACCTCTTTTGCAAACTCTTGACACATAATAAGATAGGCTTCAATTATATTTCTGTGTTCCTCGCTTGCGTAGATTGGCTTTGTCATACGCAAACTTAAAATAAAAGTTTACTCAATTCCTTTTTCTTTTTTTAACTTTTCAACAAGGTCTTTGTAATAACTGATTTTTTCTTCATAATCTATACGGCTAACTTTCATAATTGTTTTAGATAAAAATTGTAATTCTTCAGCTTTTCCCTCTCCATACTTTGCATCTAAGTTAATGGCAAATTTATATTGTTCTCCTGCTTTGAACATATTACAACCCACGCATTGTACTTGACAATTTTCTTCATCCCATCTTGTAGTTAAGTGTTTACGGCTTTGAAAGTGTCCATTCTGCATTCCTGATTTGTAATGACTGACCTTGTTGCACGTGAAACACTGTACTAACCCTTCTTCTGATTCTCTAAGCCTTATGTAAAGACTAAAGATAGTGTCTAGTTCTTTTTTTAGTTTACTAATTGTTTTCATATCCTAAGTCTTTACGCCATTTATCCTGATAAGTTCCTTTTCTTAAGTAGTATTTTTTTCCTCTGTATTTTGGTTCTTCTTCTTGTAGCTTTGCCCTTGCCCTTTTAATGCTTGGAGCTGAAGTAAATTTATTCTTAGAATATAACATTAAAAACTCTACAATTGGTGTTGCTTGAGTTATTCCTTCCATATGAGTAAGTTCTTCTGCCCATATATTAGAGCAAAGTCTATTGTCATTATCTCTTAAATCAGGGTACATCTTTAGCCAATACTTTACTTTTTCTTTTGTTTTCATATTATAGTTTTAAAATTCATCTTCCCATTTAGTATAGAATATAGCTTCTAAAATACAGACTAATATTGTTGTTAGCCATACTATTATTAGTATCTTCATTTTATATATTTTCTGAGCAATTAGGGCAGCGCCCTATTTCTTTTACTTCTTGGGTAATTTCATCACCGCAACAAGTGTATTCTGTTTCTCCTTTCATCTTATTTGTTTTAAGGGTTCTTGATACCAAAGGGTATTTCCTTTTGGCTTGTTTAATGTGTGGACTTCATAATAAGCATTATCGCACATTTCTTTCATTTTATAAGTCCATCTGTAAAAAGTTCGGATATTTAAAAATGGCTCGTCTTTGCCAAATCTCACTCCATAGTGGAAAGCATCTGCTACTTGATTAAAGCTCATATTTCCAAAACGCTTTTCCCTTATTAAGTCTTTAGCAAATATCTTACTAAGACTAGCTAATGTCTTTCCATCTGTATTATGACCTATTTCTACTTTAGTTGTATTTAGTAAATCATAAACTTTTTCTGTAAGTTCTTTTAAGTTCTCTTGTTTTAATGGCTTCATAAGTATTCTTTTCCTTTTAAATATTCATTAATTTGTGAATCTATTTTTGACATTGTTGGTTTTTTATACTGTCTTTTCTCCCAAGTGATAATGGCTTGTTTCCAATCCTTCATTTTATTTTTCCCTATCATCCATCCCTTAGATTCATAAAAAGCTATAAAGGCTTCAGCGTCTACATTATTCTTGCGTAATATACAATAATTTTCAACTTCCAAAATAGTGGGCTTATTAAAGTATTTATTTATTATTCTTATTTCTTTATTCTTATTAATAGTTGTTAAGTTTGTAGCTGACAAGTTGTTTAGTAACTGCATAACTTGTTGTTCATTTATTTTGAAGTATTGTTTAGCAGGAATGCCTTTGCGCTTAACTTCTATCAGTTGATGCTTTTTAAGCTCTTTAAGGCACTTTCTCTGCTGATATGCAGTTAGTGTAGTGTCTTTCTCTATATTAGCTTCAGTATTAAAAAACCACCCATCAGTCATTCCATTAGCTATAAAGTATTCTTCTTTACTAATTAGGTCAGCAAGTAGGACTGCTTCTTTCAATCCAACTTGCCTTGCCAATTCTTTATTTAATACTAGGAATGCTGAACTACTGAGCAAGTGTTTCATATAATCTTAATTGTAAAGTGATAATTTTTGAGGGCTAACTTAACATTTTCTAATTGATTATAGAAGTCAAAATAAGAAGTTTTTATTATACACTTGACTTGACCACTTGTTACTTCTAACAAAACATTAAATTCTAAAGCTTCCTTAACTCCATTTTTTAATAAGTAGCTTTTCATATAATCTTTATTTAAAAAAAACTCTTTAGTTCCGCCAATATCTTTATAGGCTTTGTAGACTTTGTTGTAGGTATCACGATAAACAGGACAGCTTCTATACAAAGGATTGTGCCTGAGTTCATAATGATAGATTAAACTTCTGTCCCTATTTAGACCTTTGCCTATTATTGTTCTATGTATATCTTCTTCAGTTCTAGCTATATAGCCTGTAACTGCCCTAGCTACTTGTAAAGGTCGCTTCCTGCTTTTTAAAGCAAGTGCGCCATCAGGCAACCCCAAAACTCTCGTAGTGAGGTTGCATAGGTTTTTAAAATTATCTTCTGCTGTCATTAGAAAGGAGATTCATCAGTTTCGCCAACAGTTTCCTGACCTAATTTAGCTATAAACCACCCGTCTATATTATGAAAGTATTTACCGTTGTACTCTCTTGAAGATAAGTTAATTGAAACACTAACTTCAGAACCGACTTCAATGTCCCTAATCTTTTTAATCTTATCGCCAAAGAAACTTATAGCTACTTCCTTGTTGTAGTCTGTTCCTGATTGCTCTACAAGGATAGATTGTTTTTCCCAAGTCTTACCTGTTTTTGAAACTCCTGTTTCTCTTTCTAATTTTGAAATTAGTTTACCTGTTATTTCCATTTTTTATTTAATTAATTGATTAATAATTCCTTCTTGACTTTTTGATAATATATAGTTAGGCAGCTTTTCTTTTACTGCTTCAGCCTTCCCATCTTCTAATGCTTTAAGCATAGCCTTAAACTTTACTTCATCTAGTTTTTCTTTCTTAGCAATAGGCTCATTTACTTTATTACTATCAGCGTCCTTAGTATCATCTAATAAAAATAGATTTCCTAAAGCGTATTTCTTAGCATAAGAACTGCTAGAGCCAAAGCTCTGAGCAATATCCATTCCTTTCCTTTCAGGGTTAATCCCTGCTTGTGCTTCTACAGACATATTGGTTTCTCCATCTGAAATAGATACTTTTGAGTTTAAGACTAAATAGCCTGCAATTTCTGAAGTTGATTCTGTAATAGTTAAATAACAGTTGTACTTCTTTAGTAATGGTTTTACAGCTTCTAGTATATCTTCAGCACTTCTGTACTTATACTTTCCAAAACCGTTAAACTGATTCTTTGGAGCTTTAAGCTCACTTTGGATAGCTATTAAATAGTCTATCTTTTCTTCTGTTTTCATATATTCTTTTTTTGTGCCTACTTAAAAGGGCTTCGGCTTTCCCTGTGTGCAAATATAAACAAATTTATTAACTTATTTTGTCTTGATATGTTTAACTAATTGTTCTTTTATATACTCTAAATGTTCTGTATCAATCCATTCTAGGAAGTTATAAGAGTCAAAACAGATTTGAAAGTCTTTGCCGTATTCATCCGTACCTCTTAAATAAAGTTCGTTTTCGTGAGCTTGGAATGTATTAATATCATTCATTCTTTTGTGTATCAATTCATTTTCTAACTCAGGCATTTGCATTAGTTGTTCTTCTAATTCTTTTTTTGTCATTATTTTAAATTAATTATTAAAGGTTTCTTGTTATTGTCCTCATACGCTTCTGCATATTCAGGGAGTAATTCTTCTGGATGGTCTAAGTTAATTTGCCACCCTTCTTCTTTAAGCATCTTAGTAAATAGATTGTAGCATTGTAATTCAGTTCCTATGACTTTGACATCAGGAGTATTTTTTAAGCTCCAATATTCACATAGTACTTTTGTATTGTCTAATGGTTCTTTTGACCAAGAATTATTTTGAGGTTCATTAAACCATTCTTGATATTCTGCGTCTTGTATATCCATCTTAAAACTTTTTTGACCAATCAATAGAGCTGTAGTACATTGTCTTTACGTGAATAAATAAATCTCTTACCTCTGTAAATTTTAATTCCTGCAATTCTTTTTTATTAAACTTGATTAGAGTAGGCAATAATTCAGGCTTGTTTTTTTGCACATCTAATAAGCTGATAATAGCTTCCTTCTTGTTAATTGCTTCTTTCATTTTAAATTCTGACATTTTCTTTTTTTGTTTTAATTAATATGAAGCAAAATTAAAAAGAATATTTGAATTAACAACTATATTAACACAATAATAAACAAAGTTATTAACAAATTAAGAGTTTAACTCTAGGAAAGACTTTAAGGCTTGTGTAGTATATAGGGGTCAAAAAAGAAAGAAAGTGCCTTAGAGGGCTGAGGGGGGGGTGCTATAAAGGCATTAATAGGTTTATAGGTAGAGTTCCGTTATTCAAAACGACACTACAGCCGATTGATTGTTTCTTAAAGTTCTTGGCGTATGCTGCTGCGTAGGTAGTACAGTCCACTCCACATCCGACCTGCATTCCAAAGACTCTGTACTTCTTTCCACAGAACCATTGTACATAGGCTAATGTATGAGTATGACCGCAAACGCTTGACATCAGGTTGTTTTTTGACTTAGCGGCTGCCTGTCCGCCTTCCCCGTGTTCGTAAAGCACATTATCATAAGAGATAGACTCTACCCAATTCCAATTAGGAGTTTTTAAGACTTCATTGTAAGACCTTATCCACGCTTTAGGAATGCCGCCTGAGAATGATTTTCTAGCAGCCATCCTGTCGTGATTGCCAATACAAATATCAGCATCAGGGAAAGCATTGTACCATTCAGAAACTTTTTTGATAGTCTTTTCAAGTTCTAACCCTGCTGACATTCCGTCTGGGTCTGGCTCGTGATAGCTAAACGCGTGATTATCAAGGATGTCGCCAATAAATATAACCTGATTGCAGTTAAAGGTTTCGTACTGTTCTAAACACCAATCAAGATAGCCGTCTAAACAGAAGGGTTCGTGCAAATCTCCAATGACTAAAATGTTCCTAGTTTCAGTTTCTCGCAATTTCTGTAAAGCAGCTACCTCGTGGGGTTTTAATCTGTATCTATTACTTTCCACTATCCGCAATTCCCTGTCCTATAACTAAAGTAAGGGCTGCATAAAATAGGTTTGTTGCTGTTGCTTCATCTACTCCTAAATAAGTTACTAGAATAGGAATAATAATACTACCGATTGCATACCAAAATTTCTTAGATTTTAGCATCTGACTGATTAACCACTTTTTCATTTTATTTATTTTTGATTATTAAATTAATATTTGTTCCGCCTAAATTAAGTATTTCCTTCATCAACAACTCCATAGCAAGTCGTGAGTTTTTAACAAAGTCCTGTTCAGTTCCAATTCCCACCAATACGCAACCTCTAGTATCTGAGCTTTTATTTCCGATATGCACTAAGATAAAATCTCTATTAGGTACATCTTCAACTAACAAGTGTAAATAATCTCTTGTTGCTGATTCTCTTGCTGTTCTTAATCTTACTTTATACTGACCTTCAGGGATGCAAGATACACTTCTTTGATTGTCTAAATAAGGTAACTCTAAAGTATCGCAAAGCCATTCTCCATTTAAGTACAGATTACCGATAGTTGAAACTTCAGTAAAAGTTTCTCGTATGATAAGCAGATTAACGCCCTTGACCTCTGTATTTTTGCTTGTAAGCATTTTGATTTTTTGAAGCATTTTTAGAATGAACTCCTTTACGCTTTTTACTATTTGACTTAACAGTTTCAATTATCTTATTTTTTGCCATTTCTTCTTTTCTTTTGAAAGTACCACTTGTCGGCTGTGTATGCAATAGACACTACTAACAAGATTATCTTTAAGACTACTTCAATGTTACTGAAAGTCGTTACGCTTAATATTGTCGTGTTTAACAGGACTACATCCCCTGCTTCCTTTGCTAGTTGTTTTAGTGCCATTTTTTAAATATGATTTTAATTTAGTTTTGTTTTTCTCTTTTACTCTATAAGTCTTTTTCATTAACTACCTGCATTTAAAAAATTCCTTAATGTTAACTTGCTGCCCTGTTGGTTAGGTCTTTCAAGATTCATATTGGAGTAAAACGAGTTGCGATCTGGGTTTACGTCTGCGCCTGTGTTGGTCGTGTACTCAGGAAAACTAGCTGTATTGTTTCTTATATAGTCTATCATTCGTTCCATATAGTACTCAGCAGTATTCAAAACCTCATTTCTAAGGTGTTGAGCTTCTTCCGTTGATAAGGCATTTCCCGTTTCTGAAGTCTTCGAAAATATATTCCCGTTCTCAATTTTGAAGCGTAAAAAAGGGAGTGCCATATATAGAGCGTAACTCGGCAAAAGTTCTGCTATGTAATCATTTAATAAAGTTGCATAAGCTGCATTGGCAGGAACGCTATTTACTGTTCCTGCTATAATTAAAGATTTTAGCTTCTCGTTTAGGTCTGTGCCTAACTTCGTTTCACAATACAATTTTTGCGCCTGTTTAATATACGGTAGCAAAAGCTCTGGGTCTACATTAAGACCGATTGTCGTGGAATCTTTTAAGCGTTCCTCACTTATAAATAAAACGTAAGCCATAATTTAATTGTAATATCCGTTATTTTTCATTTTTCTTGGTGGTATTGCTACCAATTTATCATTCTTCTTTGCTGTAAAGCCCTCTGATCTTGCTTTAGTATATCCGATTAAATCAGCATCTTCAATTTTGGTAGTCTTAGATTCTCCAATTACAGTCTTAAAAATTCTTCTAGTCCAAAAGTGAAAGCATTGAGGGCCTCCTTTGTAAAGCCAGATTGAGTAAGTTGCTGCTCCATTAAT